GCACTAGCGCCCCCGCATCGCGCGTGTTAAGGATAGGCCGACCGGACAATCCCGGTCGGCCTATTCATTTGGAGCAAGGCAGATGGATTTCTACGGTTCCGCAGCGGCCTACAAGGCGTATCACCTAGCCCGCGCGCGGGACGAGAGCAGCCGCGACGACGATGATGTCGAACAGGCTCTGCTGATCGCGTCGGAATGGCTCGACGGCATGTACGACTGGCCTGGTCGGAAATATCTCGACCGCACCAGCCAGACCCGTGATTGGCCGCGCTCAGAGGTTGTTGATCGCGACGGATGGCCGGTCGACTATCAGAGCGTCCCGATCGAGGTCGAGCAGGCCACCTACGAAGTTGCGTTCCGCTGGCTCGCCGACCCCGGTGTTCTGACGCCTGACTTCACCCCCGAGAAATACCGGCGTGTGTCGATCGATGGCGCGCTCTCGGTCGAGTTTCGCGGTCTGGACGCGTCGCAGGTGCAGAAGCAGTTCCCCGTCCTCGGCACCATACTGGCGCGGCTCTTGGGAGGATCGAGTGTATCATCGCTCACCACCAGCGTCGCTCGCGTATAAAAAGAGCCGCCGCGCCGGGAGGGAGGTAGCGCGGCGGCTCGCTGCCGTTGGGGGTCGGCAGTTACTTGCGGCGAACGACCAGCACGGTCGAACCTTCGAAGTCGGTGCCCTTGAGCGAGTTCGCGGTCGCCTGGTCGACATCGACGGCATAGAATTCGCGTTCGGTCGACAGCACCTTGTTCTTGCCGGTCGACGGGTCGGTGGCGCGCGTGCTGTACTTGGTGTTCGCCCGGTTGACGATACCGGCCATGTCGCGCTTGGTCTTGTTCTTCACGCCGAAAAACGTGCCGGCGGCGAGATCATCGATCGGATACTTCGTCGCACCGCCACTGCGCTTCGGCTCGGGCGGCGTGAAGCCTTCGGGCATCTTGCCGGTGACGACTTCGGGTTCGACGGGTTCGGGCTTCTTCGTAGCGGCGGGCTTCGTCGTCGACGCGGCATTCGCATAACCGAGCGCGAGCGGCGCAAGGGCGGTGAGGGTAATCATACGCTTCACAATCATTCTCCTAGTGTTGATTCGTTTTCCGATGTGTGGAATGGCAATTCATACCGAACTCTAACAGGGTGTCAAGTGCAATGAGTATCTATGATGATATGCGTAATGTCGCAGGCGAACTGTTCGAGGAATTCAAGCAGGGTGTGATCCAATATGTAGGCATTGTCTCGACACTAGGTGCGTCACCCGATGAACCGGCGACGGTCGGCGACGACACGCCTGTCACGCTCAATGCGACCGCACGACCTGTATCGACGAAATATGTGAACGGTTCGAGCATCGTCGAGACCGACATTCAAGTCACCGTCCCGAACGACGGCAAAGCCGAACCGAAAATGACCGGGTATATGACGATTGACGGTGTGCGCTACAAGATCATCGCGGTCATGGCGAGACCCGCAGCCGGTGATCCGATCACCTGGACCGTAATCGTGAGGCGCTGATGACCGAGAAGCAAATCCTTGAACTGCTCGAACGCTATGGACCGTCGATCCGCGATGCTATTCTGACCGGCATCCGCGAGATACGCGATGACGCACGGCTGACAGAAATCATCCGTATGATCGAGCAGAACAACGTCGAAGGTGCGATGCGCGCGCTCGGGTACAATCCCAGTGTGTTCAGCCGTTTCCATATTATGATGGTGCAAGCGTTCGAACAAGGTGGTATGATGGCGATGGCAATGATGCCACGCTACACACCCGACGCAACCGGAGTAATGACGAAGATGCGCTTCAACGTCCGCGACCGACAAGCGGAACTGTGGTTGACCAATCGTTCGAGTTCGATGGTCACGAATATCGAGGAAGATGTTCGTCTCGCAGTCCGCACCACGTTGTCGGACGGGTTGGGGCGTGGTCGCAACCCACGATCCGTCGCACTCGATCTGGTTGGGCGTTACAACCGCACCACCGGACATCGTGAAGGCGGTGTTGTCGGCCTCGGTGAACGCGAAATCGAATGGGCACGCAATGTCGAGCGCAAATTACTCAACCTCGACCCGTCCTATCTCGAACAGAAACTGCGCGACAAACGATTCGATAGCGTCGTTCGTAAAGCGATCAAGGAAGGTAAACCGTTGCCCGCCGCTACGGTGCAGCAACTGACCGACCGCTACCGCGAGATCGCCCTGAAAAATCGCGGCGAGACGATCGGGCGCACCGAAACGCTCGCGGCGCTCAATCGCAGTGAATATGAAGCGACCCGTCAGGCGCTGGCACAGTCGAACTTGCCGCTCAGTGCCGCGACGAAGGTGTGGGATAGCGCGGGTGATGCGCGTGTGCGCAAAAGCCATGACGACATGGATGGCCAGCGTGTCGGGATCGACGAGCCGTTCATCTCGCCGCGTGGTGCCCGCATGATGCACCCGCATGACCGATCGCTCGGTGCGCCTGGCAACGAAGTCATCGCTTGTCGGTGCCGCGTTCGGTACGACATCAAATTCGGCGCGAACCTGCGATGACTACGTTCTCTGCCCAAGTCGATCAGTTCGTGCGCGTCAGCAAGGAACGCATGACCGCGATGTCGCAGTATGCACTGTCCGAAATGATAAACGACATGCAGACGCCGACCGCGAAAGGCGGCAGAATGCGTGTCGACACGGGGTTCTTGCGTGCGTCCGGGCGCGGTGCGCTGGACGGGTGGCCGAGCGGCAACGGTGAGATGCCAGCGGATGCGCCGGTCGGGCAATACACGGGTATCTATGATGACTATGACGGTAGCGCGCTCAACGCCGTGCTGCTCAACATGGAACTCGGTGACACGTTTTTTTGGGGTTGGGTTGCCAATTACGGCCCGACCCGCGAGATATACGACGGGTTCATGGAAGCGCCGTTGCAGGACTGGCAGACCTATGTAAACACTGCGGTCGCTAGGGTGAAAAAGGACATAGCCGATGCAAAATGAAGTCGATGTGATCCGCGCGCTTCAACGCGGCGTGATCGAGGCGGTTGCGCAGTCCGACGACACCAACCTACCCGTCCGGTATCTGACCGGCACGGACGGGACGGCTGACGGCTTCGACATTCCGACCAATCAGAAGTGGCTCGAACTGGTGTGGGTGCCGAACAATCCGCAGGGTGCGTTCCTCGGGCAAGAGCAGAATTATCGCGGGATTTTGCGGCTTGTGTTGCACTGGCCGAATCAACCAACCGGGGTTTATGCGCCACTCGAACTGCTCGCTTCGATCACCCGATACTTCGTCAAGGGAAAAATGTTGTCGAACGTGCAGATTTCGGGTATCCCCAACTTCACCGGTAAGGTCGAAGATCAGGATGACGTGCTTTACCCGGTCTCGATCTATTATACGTCGTATCGCAAAGGGGCCTGAGCCATGAAACAGATTTTTGCACTGACCACCGCGCTCGTTGCTGCGGGGTATTTCAACACCAACGCGGGAAGCAAGCTGTTCGTCTGCGCCACCGCGCAACCCGACGAACTCGACGCGAGCGAATACGCGGGTCTCACTTGGGTCGAGGTCGGCGGTGTCGGCTCGGTCGGTGCAACCGGCAGCAGCACCAACATCCTCAACTACGAAACGTGGGGCGACGATGTGGTGCAGAAGGCGAAGGGTCTGACCGACGCTGGTTCGCCCGACATCGAAGTCGCGCGCGATCCCGACGATGCTGGCCAGGTGCTTCTGCGAACCGCAGCGGGCACCAACCTGATCTATGCGCTCAAGATCGAGGGCACCGATGTTCCCGACGCCGATCCGGCCAGCACGCCGACGATCCGGTACAACCGTGGCCTCATCACCGGCCCGCGCGAACCGAACGGTCGGAACGAAGACTTCGATCTGGAAATCTTCGGTTGCGGTCTGGTCCAGAAGCAGATCAAGGTCGATCCGACCAGCGGGGCCTGACGCACTTACCACCTTGACAGTATGAAGGGTGTCGGCGCATAGGTGTCGGCACCCTTTTCATTTGGAGCAACACATGGACCTCGCAACGATCAAGCCGTCCGAACGGACCATCGAAATCCTGCACCCCGCCACGGAACTGCCCATCGGCATTCGTGTGTCGCTGCTTTCGATCGAAGACGATCGGATGAAGTCGATCCGTCGCCAGATCACCGACAACAGCCTCAAGTTGCAGGCGAAGAACAAGGCATTCAAGGCCGAAGAACTCGAACGCAATCAGAACATGCTGATGTTCACCGGTACGAACGGGTGGGAGTGGTACAACCCGACCGGCAACGAGGGCGACAAAGGTTACGACCCCGACGCAATGCCCGATTTCAACGGCGAGCAATTGCCGTATAATCAGAAGAACTTCATCGCGATGGCCGAAGAATTCTACTGGTTCGCCGATCAGGTGCAGGAGGCAATCGGAGACACCAAGGCTTTTTTCGGGAACTCGAACGGGAGTTAGTCGACGCGGTTCATGTTTACATCCGCTACGACACCCCCGTCCGTGACGGTGAGATCGACGGCGAAAAGCGTAAACTGACCCGCCGCGAATACTATCCCGAGAAGCACGAACCACCACCCGTCGAAATACCACCGGCAGGCGAACACCTGTGGGAATGGTACTTCGACGCGGCTCGGCGGGTGCGCCGGATCACCGAAGGGGTTTGCACCCCGATCCCCCCGTCCGAATGGGTCGCATGGCGACAAATCACCGCGAATGTGGTATATGCGTGGGAATTCGACATTCTCGCGGCGATGGACATTGCTTTCTGCGATGAAGTGAATAAAGAGTTGGATGCGAAACGTGCCGCCGAAGCGGACGAAGCTGAACGAAGGGCTAGGCAGAAATGAACATCGCCGAGATCGGGTTCAGCGCCAAGACGGGCGACCTCAAGACGGCCCGCGCCGATCTGGACGCCCTGTCGCCCGCCGCGCGCAAAGCAGAGAGTGCAGCCGAGAATTTCAATCGCGCCGCTGCGGGGATCACCGGCAGCACTAAGGGCGCGTCCGCAGGCATCCGTTCCTTTCAGTCTGCTGCCTCTGGCGCGGCGGCGACCACCGGCAATCTGACCAAGGCTGCTCTGGCCACCAGTACTGCTATGGGTACGGTCGGTCGGGCGGCGATGGGTGTAAAGCCAACGATGGATTTGGTGAGCGCCAGCGCGGAGCGTCAGGTAGGCCGATTGGACATCTTGCGAGCCAAATGGTCCGCCCTGATTGAACGATTGACCGCAGTGGGGCCTGCCACCGCCCGAGCAGGGTCTAGTCTTGATCGGCTCGGTGCTGCGGCCAACGACAACATCAATCGATTGCAGGCCACACCGGGTAACGTAGCCGCTCAGTTCCAGGACATCGGCGTTACCGCAGCGGCGGGCATGAATCCGATGCTCATCGCTTTGCAGCAGGGCACGCAGTTGAGCGCCGCGATGGGCGGCGGGATCGGCAACTTGCTCGCAGGCTTCAAACAACTGCTTGCCCCGACCGCAATCCTCACCATCGGCTTCGTTGGTCTCGCTGCTGCGGGTCTGCAAATGATCGATTGGGTCAGCGTCGGTAAATCGCTTCTGTATGGTCTGGCAGACGCGATGGAGACTGTCGCTGTCGCCGCTGTGTATCTAGGGGCGGTTCTCGCGATCGCTTTTGCACCGCAAATCATCACGTCCATCGGTGTAATGACTGCCAAATTGATCGGTGGTTTGCTTGTCGCGATTAAAGCTGTCACCGGTGCGATGATCGCATTTTCGCTCGCCAACCCTTTCGGTGCGATTGTTCTCGCCATAGGCGCTGTGATCGGTGCGATGATTTTGCTCAACGATACATTCGGTGGGGTGTTCACCGATGCGCTGGCATGGGTCAAAAAAGCTGCCAATTTCATAATTGGCGCATTGGTTGGCGCGTTCAATGCGGTCAAAGCCACATGGAAGATGTTGCCTGCTGCGATGGGTGATTACGTCATGCAGGCTGTCAATGCGGTTCTGCGCGGTGTGGAAAACATGGTCAACGGTTCGGTGTCTCTCGTGAACGGTCTCACGGCGAAACTACCGTTCGGCATCGGTGAAAACCTTCAAATGGGGAATGTCACGTTCGGCCAAGTCGACAATCCGTTCTCCGGCATGGCCGCAGCAACCGAGTCGGTCATTTCGGCAGAAATCGGCAAAGCGCAAGGCGTTGATTACGTCCAAGGTATTGTCGATGGTGTGAGTGGTCTGGCTGGTTGGGCAGCAGGCAAACTACGCGGTCTCGCGGACAGTCTCGGTCTGAAAGACGATAAGGACAGTAAAGGCAAGTCTGCCGGCATGTCCGAAGCCGAGAAGATCGCGAAAGCATATCTCGATCTGACCAAAGCAACCGAAGCGCGTATTTTCTCGTTGCAGACCGAGACGAAAGCACTCGGTATGTCGGAACACGCAGCCCGGTCATTTCGCAACGAACAGGATTTGCTCGCACAGGCGACTGCGAAGGGTATCCCGCTAACCGAACAGGTCGTCAGCGCGCTAGGCGATCTCGCAGCGCGTCTGACGAACGCTGAGATCGGCAAAGAAATCGCCGAAATGAACAAGGCGTTTGAGGATCAGAAGCAGGTGTTGAAGGACCAGGCTGAACTGATCGGCCTGTCGGGTCTCGAACTCGAATACACTGCGATCCGACAGGGGCTTGTTAACGATGCGGTCAGTCGTGGTGTAATCGATCTTGCGAACATGAACGATGAAATGCGCGAATATGTCGCGCTGCTCGGTGATCGTGCGATGACTTTGGCACGCGGGGGTGCGGCGAACAAGACAGCAGAGTTCGTCGCGAACATGACGGAAGCGCATGAGCAGGATATGTTTGCGCTGCGGCGCGAGCGCGGCGAGATCAACCTGACTGGTGCGGCACTCGCTGCATACCGCATGGAAACGGACATGCTGGTCAGCGCCAAGCAGAAGAACATCGACCTGTCCGAAACGGACCTTGATCTGCTGCGTCAGCAGGCCGTCGAATACGCTGTCGCAGAAGAAGCGATCCGCAAGCAGCGCGAGGAAGTGGAACACTATCGCGAGACCTATCGTGGGTTCTTCTCGTCGATGATCGATGGGCTGCGTGAAGGCCAGTCCGTGTGGCAGGCGTTCGGCAACGCGGTCATGTCGGTGGTCAACCGCATCATCGACCGGCTGCTGACGATGGATGGTGGCATCCTCGACAAGCTGGTTAACCTTGGCGGTTCGCTGCTTGGTGGGATCGGACCTTCCAAATCGCTGCTTGGCGACGTGAACAGCACGATGGCGGCGAACCCGAGCATCTTCGCGCGCGGCGGCACCTTCGGTGTCGAGAAGTTCGCTCAGGGTGGTGCGTTCACGAACGGTATCTACACCAGGCCGACCCTGTTCAAGTTCGCCAGCGGCGGTGCACTTGGTGAGATGGGTGAAGCAGGCCCCGAAGCGGTCATGCCGCTCAAGCGCGGCCCGAACGGATCGCTTGGTGTAGAGATGCACCGTTCCGCGCCGGTGCGTGTGGTTGTGACCGCCGACGATGATCGCTTTGACGCCTATGTCGATGGTCGGTCGGAGCAGGTTAGTGCGCGCAGCGCGCCTGGTATCGCGGATGCGGGTGCACGCGTCGGCAGCAACCGCCAGATGAAGCGCCAGAAGAGGACGTTGAACGGATGAGTTTCGTCGAACTCCCTGAGATCATCACGCCGATGATGAAGCCCGGTCTGCTCGATCGCGGCTTCATTCAGCGCGGTGCCACGTCCTTGCGCATCAACAAACCCGGCTCGCGGCACCGGATGACGTTCACCTATCCGCCGATGCCACCGGAGGTCGCGGCTCGGTTCAGCACGAAGTTGAAGCGCGCTCTGCGGAATGGATTGCAGATTCCTGTGCCGCTGCTCATAAAGCAGGGTGTACCCGGATCACCTGTGGTGGACGGAGCAGATCAGTCCGGTTCGAGCATCGCAGTGCGCGGGCTGACACCCGGTTATATCGCCAAGGAAAGTTTCTGGCTGACCATCGTCGACGCGGACGACACTGCATATCTGCATGCGGTCGAGACCACCGTCGTCGCGGACGGGTCGGGTGAA